ACGGGTGCGACCGCGCGCAGAGACCATGACCTCGCCGGGAGCGCGGCCCAACGAGTCGGGAATTCCTTCTTCGGCGATGGCCGGGATATTGATGTACCGCCACGTGCGTAGATCGCGCGGGAAAGACCGCTCCATGGCGAGCGTCTTGCCGCTCAGATCCTCTGGGTGCCAGCGGGTCTGAATGAGGATGATCGAAGCCTCGGGAGACAGTCGGGTCAACGCGACCGAGCTCATCCATTCGTCGACCTTGCGCCGATGAGTCGCCGAATCGGCTTCCTGCATGTTCTTGTACGGGTCATCGATGATGAGAAGGTCTGCGGCACGTCCGGTTACCGCGGACCCGAGACCGACGGCGACCAGACCGCCCTTCCCTCCATCGATCTGCCACGCATCGATACGTCGCGTCTTAGCGCTGATCTTGAGCCCAAGCTTGTCCTCCACTGCGGCACCGGTCAGCGGGTCGACCACGCCGCCACCGTGCGCCAGGATGACGTTGCGACAGTTCTGACTGTGGGTGTGCGCGAGGTCATCGCCGTACGAGGCCAAGATGATTCGCCGGTTGGGGTTGAGCTGCCACGCGCGGATAGGAGTCCACACCGCACATGTTGTGCTCTTGCCCTCCTGGGGCGGCATCGAGACCATCAGGTTGCGCCGGGGCGCGGCGAGCACGGTCTCGATGGCATCCCCGATCAAGGAGATGGCCGGGGTGACATTGAAATCTGGATCGACAGCCGAGGCCAGCTCGGCAACATTGCGATATCGCGCCCGGATCTTCGCGCGTGCGTCGGCCGATTCCAGGTACTTGAGCGCTGCGGCCTTCTGCTCCGGTCGCCAGTTCCGGGTCTCCGCATAGATTTTGGCGGCCTTCTCCGAGGAGAACGCACTGTCCTCTGACGCTACGTCTATCGAGGTAGAGGCCACGACCGGCAGGGTAGGTAGCAGGGCTGCAGTACTGTATACTACCTATGAGTATTGGTAGTGTAGATATGGAAAGGCAGGTGCTCGTGACCCTTTCGGATTACAACGGGTTCCCCGGGAAGATGCGCGAGTCCGTTGGCCGTCGCATGACGAAGCGGTGGAACAACGGCGAGAGCATCCGACCTTCCGAGTGCGCAGCCTGCGGCCAGACCGAGGGTGCAATCCACGGGCACAACGAGGACTACAGCACCGAGGACGTCTACCTACCGCTTTGCATCACATGCCACCTGGTCCTGCATATGCGCTTCCACACCGGCGAGCTGTGGGAGCTATACAAGAAGGCGGTCCGGTACGGGTTCCGAGGTGAGCCCCTGGATCAGCGCAACGCCCTGTACGCGATCAAGCAGCGCTACGACGTCAGGCATCCCGAAAGCTTCCCTGGCGAGTACGTCAACGATGAGCGGACAGCCACCGTTCTGGACATGATCTGTCCAATCAAGATCGTCCATCCGAACGCCCCGGTAGCCTGATCACCGTGAAGCTCCGTTTCCCGATCCTTGCCATCATCTTGGCCGTGCTAGGTCCGGCGGTCGGATTCGTGCGTTCACCCCTGGAATGGCTCATCGTCGCCTGCGCGCTGGTCGCGGGAATCCTCGGGGTAGTCATCGGAATCAAGAATGGCGAGCCGTTCTGACCAGATGCGCGCGATGCGGTCCGTCGAACGTCTTGGGAGTCCAGCACTCCCCCAGCGCGTCGATCTCCTGAGTAAGATTCGACAGCCGGTGGGTCGCGTGAGCACGCGGGGCGCGGCCTTCAACGAATAGGTGCTCGACACCGACATGGATCAGTACCTCGGACAGCATTGCGGGGGTGACGCCGTAGTCGTCCAGCTCGGGCAACACCCGCCGCGCGATGACGACCTTGATCTGGTGTTCAAGCAACCACACACCGAAGTCGTGTAGTTCACCGGGCAACAGTTGGTGCCGATACACCTCGGGTCCTGCGGGCGCATCCGCGCTATCCGCTAGATAGGTTCCAGCCTCACGCCCCGCCGTGACAGCCGCCCGGCTGAATTCGACACCGGCGACGTCATAGCCCTTACCCCACAGTCGGCGCGTTAGCAGGCCGGTGGAACTGCCGAGGTCCAGCATGGGGCCGACGTCCTGATCTACCGCTCCCGTGATCAACCGCAAGATGCCATCGTGGATCGCCGGGTACTTGCCGGTGGCCTTCCACGCGTCCAGGTACTCGGTCGAGTTGAACCGGGTGTCGCTCACGACGTTTCGGCCTTCGGGTACCACGCATTCGAGTAGGCGTGGTTCTTGATGTTCTTGGCTGCGAACACGCCTTCCTGCGCTAGCAGGTCCACCTCATCCTTGGTGCCGCCGATCTCCTTCGCGATCGTCGCGCGGTCAATTCCGTGCTCCTCGATCAGCTCGCGAACGATGGCGCTCATCTCGACGGCCACGTGAGTTCCCTTGGCACGGTTGATGCGGATGGTCATCAGCATCGCAGTGGGCCGGTCGACATCAAGTACCGCTACCGGTACTCGTCCCTTCCAGCGAGACCGAACAGGGGCAGAATCCTGGGAGAGCCGCCAGCGGTGGAACCCGTCGATGATGAGACGCTCCGGATTGACCAAGAGAGGCTGCAACCACCCAGTCGAGAGCAAAGAGCGTTCAAGCAGCCGCAGCTCGGCAAGGTGGACCCGGTTCGGATTCCAAGTGTTGGCGTCGAGGGTATCGGCTGGCACCCATCGGATGTGGTCAATGGGGTCTCCCTCGGTGACAGGCAGTAGCGGCAACCCCGCGTCGTTAGTACCGCCGGTCAAATGGTCGACGCCGGTGTCTTGGAACGTCATGCGTCACACATCTCTCACTCGGGGGGCATGGTGATGGTCACCGGGGGTGCTATGCGGGCATCCGCCGTCGACCAGAAATCGACAGCATGGATGGACGTGCCCGCACACGCAGGGGGAATTGCCACGGTTCGGGGTGATCGCTCGCCTTTCGAGCTCGTCGACCTCACGCTGCAGATCCGCGTTTTCCCGCTGCTGTCGCAGGAAGTCCCGGCGATGTCTCAACTTCACGTTCTCCGCATGAACGCGACGTTTTTCGTCATATTCAGGGTCTTCCCTGCGCCGCATCTCGTGGTAGTCCTCATTTGTCGGTTCCGGATCTTTCTGCGGCCAGCCCCAGAACTTCATGCCTTCGCCTTTCGTCGTGCTGCTTGCTGCTCTTTCGACAGCGCGGTGATCGATCGTTTGTAGGCCCCGGCCATGAACTGAGTGAGCACGTAGTCACTCGGGTAGGACTCTGGCGTCTTGGCCTGCTTGATCCGCATAGACCGCAGTTCTTTGAGCGCCTTGACCTTCTGGTGCTCGTCGTCAATGGTGTCGTCGATCCACGCCTGCACCCCGTCCAGTGACGCCCCGTACCGCTGGATGATGCCGGCGCGGTCCAGCTCGGCGTAATAACGCTCCTGCACCGCCATCTCGGGGAACAGCGCGATCACCTGGTCATAGAACATCGGCTCGTAGGCACGGATGTTGTCGAACCGCTTCGCCCGCTCCGCGTGCAGCGGAGTCGATACCCGCAGTGGCTCCTTGGCCCAGAGCTGCGCGTCGTACGTTGGGCAGTAACGGATGTCGTAGTCGTAGAAATACCGGAAGACATCGTCCTCTTGCCAGTCGAAGATCGGCTTGACGGTGAATACTCGAGGGTCCGCGGTGGTGTTCACGTAGTTCTCGGTGAGCTTGGCCGTCAGCGCGCGGAACCGCATCAGCGACTCGGCGGCGCGAACGCCGGTCACCATGGCGACCTTGCCCTTCTCCCCCTTGGCCGCGAGGGTGTCCATCGAGTACTGGTCGTACACGCGGTCGTTCGGTAGGCCGAGGGTGGCCGGTGTGATCGCCCACTCGGGCTCCGGCCGGATGTGCTCGCGGTCCGGCGCCCACTGGACGTACTGCGTACTGGTGCCGAGGATGTACTTGGTCGACGCCAAAGGCATGCAGTACCAGCGTAAATCGACCCAATCGAGCTGGCGGTACTCGTCGACGAATTGCACCACCGAATCCGGTATCAGCTCCTCGTCGCGGAACACCACCTTGATCGGTCGCTCATCGCCACGCTCCAGCGCGACCTCGCGCGCCAGGTGTACGCACACCAACGAGTCCTTACCGCCGGAGAACGCAACCAGCACGGTGTCGAATACGTCGTAGATGTGGTGCATCCGGCGCCGGGCCTCGTCCAGCACGTTGGCGTCGATGAATTCCCTGACGTGCTTGACCCTAGCCATCTGTGTCCCCGGTGTTCGATACCTCGAATGGACCCACGGACAGGAATCGATTCGTATCGCCATCGACGGAAAGCCTTTGGACCGGCGACATCTGAGACAGCTGGACCATGTGATGGATGTTGTCGTGCAGCTCTTGGCTGCCGAACTCACCCGGCATTGTCACGTTTCCCTCGTAACTTGACCAGGCCGCGCAACGTGGTGCGGTGGCCCCTGGCCTGCCGTTCACTTATGCCCATCCGACTCCGCTCCGCAGCGATGGTGATTTCGAGGTTCAGTCGGTTCAGAGCCTCGACCACCCTGCGTGCCGCCTGCTGGACCCTGACCTCGTCACCCGGCACTTCGTATCGCGCGGGAAGAAAGTCGCATCTAGCCCATGCGTTTCGCAGGTCATCCTGCGTAACCTCGACGAACAGTTCATCAGACGCCATTGTCCACCAACACCTGTCGCACAAAGCAGTCCTTGGCCTCCAGTAGATGCCGCAGCCCTGCGGTGAGTTCCGGGCCGTCGTCGCAGTCGTCGAGCAGATGAACCGCGAGGTTGTGACACACCTCCGAGATGTGCCGAAGCGTGCTGGGCAGGTTGGGGTTCGGTGTCAGCATCTTCATCAAGTGCTGAGTTCCGGGGTGGCGGCTCGACTCTGTGGCACTCATGCAACTAGCTCCTTGATGTAGTGGGTGATCCGTTCCCCCGGTGTGAGATCGGGGTAGGTGCGGCGAAGCCAGTTCACGAAGTCGGTCCACACGAGCTTCTGATCAGCGGAGTCGAACACGATGTCGTAGGAGATGACCGGAGTACCGCGGCCGGCGGATTCGGTGGGCGGTTCGTCCTCGTCGTCCAGACCGAGGTCGACCTCGATGTCGGCACCCAGCCCAGACGAGCTGATCGCGTCCAGGTCTTCGGCGGTGTACCCCAGGCCGGTCAGATCGTGACTCACGTCGGCCAGCAGATCCGCTAGCGCCTTGTTGTCGTACGTGCCCTTCTCACTGGTCCGATTGT